CGCGCGGTGCCCAGACGCCGGACCGCATGGTGAACGTGATCGGGTCGGCGCTCGCGCTCAACCTCGGGACCACGGCGGTCGACTACAAGCCGCGATTGGGGGCGTGATGCGTAACCATCGCGCCGTCTTCACCATGCCGCCAGAACAAAGCCCTGCCGCGGGCGTTGAGGGCATGATAAGCATCCCTGCCGCCGAATATCGGCGGGTCATACGCCAACACGAGGAGCTCCGCATGAAGGTTTCCGAACTATCCGGCCGGGTCGATACCCTGATCAGCCTCGCCACCAACTTCAAGAACGCCGCCGGTTCGCAGCAGGCCGCCCAGTTGCCCGCCGACGATCCGGAAGTCGAAGCGCTCGCCCACCGCATCGACGACGCCATCGCCGTGCTGCAGGGCTCCAAGATCGTCGCCGACCCGGGCGTTGCGCCAGCGGCCTCGACTGCCGTGGACCCGAACGCCCCCGTCTGATCACTTCTTTGTGATAGTTGCGCCCTTCCCGTTGACCTACGGGAAGGGTGTTTCTATGTCTGGGGGCCCACAAGGAGACCCCCATGGCCGACGAGACCCACCCCGCCTACCGAGCCGCGGAGATGATCCGCGAACTGCATACCGAGACGATCAAGAAGATCGACGAGGGCACCATCTTCATGAAGGACGGTGTGGACTGCAGCAAGGAGGTGCGCGCCCGCAGCGCTGTCCAGATCGAGCTGTGCGAACGCATCATGGAGCGCGCCCGCCACATGGGCGACGAGACGCGCGCGGCCGGGCAGAACATCATCGACGAGTTCAACAAGATTGCGCAGGAGGCCGCTCAGAACGCCGACGGCCTCGCGCACATTCCGGAGATCGGCGACTATGGCCATGATCGATAAACCCCGCCACCTCAACTCCATCGACTTCATGATGATGGACGTGCATAGAGAGCTCGATGAAGAGAACGTCCATCCGGAAACGCTCGTGGATAAGAGTGCTGGCGCCGAGCAAGCGCCGGACTATAATGATCCGGGCGTGGGTGTATCACACGCGCGCTGCGAATTTTGCTTCGGACCGATGCCCTGCGTCGACCACCCCAACGTCGAGCCCCTCGACACCATCACCAAGCTCAACCTGAACCCGATGCACATCCTTGCGCAGGCGCACGGTGCGGGGCTGAAGCAGGTCGTGGTCGTCGGCGAGCTGGAGGACGGCAGCGAGTTCTTCTCGTCGAGTGTCGCGGATGCCGCGCAGTCGATGTACCACCTGCAGCGCGGCATCTTCAGGCTCAACCAGATCATCGACAGTGGGGGCATCAAGAATGACGACGGAAAAACCTCGGCATAGGTTCGCGCACGAGCAGCGCGTCGAGGTGCAGGGTGAAGGATTCCCCCCGGTAGTAGAGGTGGTCGCGTTGCTACCCGGGCAGTGCAGCGAGCACGGTGCACCGTATTACGGCTGCGTGCACAGTGGCGACCACTTCCGCTTTTGCGAGGAGGTTCTGAAGCCGTTGTCACCCACGAACCGGAGTAAACTCAATTGACCCCCGCTGAAAAAGAGAAGCTGGATATGCAGGCGCGTACCCAGCAAATGAAGATCAACACCCGGCTGACAGCGCTGCAGACCGCGCTGAGCATCATGCAGGCGCCGAACTACAGCTTTTGCAACTACGACAACAGCACCCAGAAAAGCGAACGTGCCGGCGGCAGTGTTGACCATCTCACGCTCCTCGCCATGGCGGTCGACATCGAGAAGTACATCCTCGGAGAGATCGAGCAGGAGACGAAGGACGCGCTGGAAGCTATGAGCCGGCCCAAGCCGACCATCGTACCGGCGAAGGATATCCCGAAGGGGCTTCGACCGTAATGCGTGGCGTGCGCCTCAAAGGACGCGATCTAGCGGAGATCATCGATCTATATCTCTGGGGCGCACGCATGTCCGACATATGCATGCTGTACGACGTGGAGCGGCAGACCATCCGGTCGCACCTCCGCGCGTGTGGTGTGAAGATGCGGGCGCCCTATAAGCCGGCGTATGTCGAGCCCAAGCGCCCCGACGACACCATCAAGTCCACCCGCCCGCGGATACCCGCTGGCGCTCGACTTGTCGACGGTGACCAAGCACCCGACCAATTGCTGCATTCATCTGCCCGTGCGCAACAAGACATGCGTATTGCAGCGCGTCTAGCGGGTGCGAATACTCGTTCTTGTCAGGAAGCGGCTTCCTAGTCCCGTTCCGGGTCTTGGCGTAGCGATAGCCGCCGGCGAGGCCGCGGATGATCGTGGGGCACTTCAAGCGGTCGAACAGGATCATGCCCTTGCCGTCGTACTGCTTCAGCAGCCACGCTTCCACCGAGCGCAGTCGCGGATCGAGATCGTTGGTCGGGGCGGGCATTGCCTTGAAGCCCATGCGCCGTAGCAGATCAAATTCGCTCTCCTCGTAGAGCGTGCTCTTGTGCGTACCGCTGGGGTCGCCGACGATAAGGATTGGGAGCCCCATGTACTCCGGCTTCATAAGTACGGGCCGGAGGTTCTGTTCGAGATGCCCCTGCAAACCGATATCGGTGGCGATGACCTCTTCCAGAACGAGCATGCGCCCGCGCGCGTCCATCTGCGTAATAGCGCTGCAGGGGTCGCGGCCGAAGTCCTGCCCGATGATGAGAGGTGCGAAGCGGTTGACGATAAGTCCGTCCGCGACGTGGAAGATGGACCTGAAGCTCTCACGGAAAACAGCGGTGCCCGAAGGATCGTTTCCGAATTGCGCGTGCACGTAGCGCTTGATCCAGTCCGGATTGTTTGAGCGAGCCAGACGCTCGTAGTAGATGCGCCCCTGCGCTAGGCGGCGGGGGTCGTCCACGTCGAGCTGCATGGTCTCCGCGGTCTGCGTCAGCCACGGGAGATTTTCAGCATGCTCTTCGAGGCCGCCCGGCTGGATGAACACCTCCCAGTCCGGCGGCTGGTCGATGTCCATGAACTTGTGCCAGTCGCTGCCCTCGCTCGGCATGTTGGTGTCGGCGATGATGCCGAACCATGTCGGCGTGCCGCGCGCGCCCGATGGGTAGCGTCCGCAGCGGCCGGCGATGCCTGCCACGAGATTTACGTCCATCTCGATGGCTTCCGACATCCATGCGCCGGTGAGCTGCATCGACAGCAGCCGTCGTTGGTCTTCAGCGTCTTCGAGGGGCAGGAGCAACCACTCCGAGCGCACGTCGGCGAACTCGACGATGACCACCTTGTCCTGAACCTTGTAGCGCACGACACCACTGAGCCAGCTCATGATGTCCTTGAGGACGGTGTCGATCAGCTGTCGCAGCGTTTGGCGGACGATGGCGAAGCGCGTGTAGCGGTAGCCGTCGGCGGCCGGTGCCTGTTCGAGGCATTTCCGGAAGAGCTCGAAAATACAGCCGGTCGTTTTACCGGAGCCAACCGGTCCTGCGATCAACCGCCCGAATGCCGTCGACTTCATGAAGGCCGCCACAGTGGGCGGCGCGTCGTACTTAATTGGCGCTAGCATTCAGGCTCTCTTCGAAGGCTTGTTCAAAGCTCTGCTGAGGAGCGGGCTCGTGCTCGATTACCTTGTGGGGTAACTGCTTGATGTACTCGACGCGGGTGTCCGCGCCCAGATTGATGACGACCTGCACCTTGTCGCCCGGATTTCCCGCTGGTGCGGTGTCCTTGTCTCCGAAGCCGGCCATCTTCGCCGTGAGCTCTAGCGCTTTGATCTTCGCCATCAACGGCTCTTCGCGGTCGTTGAGCCGCGCGTAAAGCTCGGGGAGGTACTCCTCCAGCATGGCCGCGGACTTCAGTCGGAGGCGTGCCGTCGTATTGTCTGCGCCCTCCCACGCCTTGACCTCGCTCTCCAGCATCCGGTTGAACGCGGGGAGCTGCTTGATCTCGTCGAACTCCCGAAGCGTCAGGCTGTTGTCGAACAGGATGTCCGGGAGTTCCTTGATCCCCATTGCAATCTGACGGGCAAGCTTTACAAGCTTTGCTTCGTCGTACACCCCGACGGGGATGGTCGGGTAGTCTGCCGGTAGGCTCATGTCGCCCATAGGGTGGGGGCCTTTCAGTTGAAACTTCGTTCCGAATAGCATATAGGCGAAGAATGGTCGACACCCTACCCCAGCAAGGCGTTCTCCGTGTGGTCCCTCCGGGGGCACTGGATCGCATCGAGGCGAACAAGGCAAAGGAGGCCGCTGCAGCGGCAGACGCTGCGAAGCTCTCCGATGTCACCATGACCAATCTCGCGGGGTACGTGCGATCCCAGTTCGAGATGATGCGCAACCACCGCAACTCCACATCGGGGTGGACCGAGCGCCTGATCGAGGCGTTGCGCACGTTCAACGGCCAGTATTCCGCCGATAAGCTGCAGCAGATCAAGGTTTTCGGAGGCTCCGAAGCCTACGCGCGCATCACCGCGGCCAAATGTCGTGGCGCGAGCAGTCTCTTGCGCGACGTGTATCTGCAGGCCGACCGGCCGTGGGGCCTCGACCCAAACCCGGACCCGGCCATCCCCGAGAACATCATGGGGTCCATCGAGCAGCTGATCCGTCAGGAAGCCGCCGGCGCTCAGCAGGCGGGGCAGCAGGTAGACCCGGCGGCGTTGCGCGACCGCCTCAACACGCTGCTCACCGCGGCGCGTCAGGCCGCTAAGAAGAAGGCCGCGGCGCAGGCGAAGATCGCGGAGGACAAGATCGATGAGTATCTCTTCGAGGGTGGGTTCTATAAGGCGCTCGCTGAGTTCATTCAGGACCTTCCCATTTTCCCGTTCGCTTGCCTCAAGGGTCCAGTCGTCCGAATTGTTCCTTCTCTTAATTGGGAGAACGGAACTGCGGTCAGCACGCCCAAGCCGCGTCTATTCTGGGAACGCGTCAGTCCGTTTGATATCTGGTTCACCCCCGGAGCGAGCGATATCGAGAACGCCTCGATCATCGAAAAGTCGCGTCTTTCACGTGCCGACCTGAACGACCTGCTCGACATCCCGGGCTATGACGTGGAGGAAATCCGCGCGGTGCTCGACGAGTACGGGCGCGGCGGCCTCAACGACAACTGGGACTACGCCGACAGCGAGCGCGCCGTGCAGGAGAGCCGGGAGAACCCGGTCCTCAACAACAGCGGCATGATCTCGTGTCTCGAGTTCAACGGCAACGTCCAAGGCCGGCTGCTGCTCGAACAGGGCATGGACCCGAAGGTGATCACCGACGGGCTTCGGGACTACATGGTGCAGTGCTGGCTGATTGGCACGCACATCATCAAGGTCCAGCTGTCGCCGAGCCCGCGCAAGCGCCACAACTACTTCATCACCAGCTTCGAGAAGATGCCGGGCACACCCGTGGGCAACGGCCTCACCGATATCATTGCCGACATGCAGGAGGCGGCGAACAGCACGCTGCGCTCACTCCTGAACAACATGAGCATGGCCTCGGGCCCGCAGGTGGTGGTCAACGACAGCCGCCTCGCTGCCGGTGAAGACGGCGAGAACATGTACCCGTGGAAGCGCTGGCACGTCGAAGACGATCCGATCTCAGGCGCATCGCAGGTACCGGTCAGCTTCTTCCAGCCGAATTCCATCGCGCAGGAGCTGCTGATGGTCTACGACAAGATCAACGCGATGGCGGACGATCTGTCGGCGATCCCGCGTTACCTTCAGGGTAACTCGGCCGGCGGCGCCGGGCGGACCAGCTCCGGCCTCGCCATGCTGATGGCGAACGCCTCGAAGATTTTGCAGACCGTTGCGGCGAACATCGACCGTGACGTGTTCGAGCCGTTGTTGACCAGCCTCTACGATATCATCATGATGACGGACAATTCGGGGCTCCTCACCGGCGAGGAGACCGTGCGCGTGATGGGCGTGACCGTCGCGATCCAGCGTGAGACCCAACGAGCCCGCCAGCTCGAGTTCCTGCAGATCACGGCGAACCCGATTGACGTGGGCATCATGGGGCCGGAAGGTCGCGCGCAGGTGCTCCGCACAGTTTCGGAAGGCATCGGCATGCCGGGGGCGGAAATCGTTCCGTCCGACGACGTGCTCAAGGAACGCCAGCAGGCCGCTGCAGCTCAGGCCAATGCCGCAGCTCAGGCCCAAGGCAATCAGGCACCCAAGGGCGGCAACGTCACAGGTGATCCCGGGCCCCGAGTGAACATCAACGGCGGCCCTCAATAACCACAGGAGATTGAAATGGCAGGCGGAAAAGGTTCGAGCAAGGTGATCAAGAGCGGCGGCGGAAGCTTCGCCAAGGGCGGCTCGGGCCACATGTTCGGCAAGCAGACGGCGGGTCCGAAGACCCCCGGCACCACCGGCAAGTCGCAGTCCGGCTCCGGCGGCAAGTTCGCCAAGGGCGGTTCTGGCAAGATGTTCGGCCGGCAGACGGCGGGTCCGCGCTCGCCGGGCAAGACGGGCAAGTGATGGCGAAGTCACCGCCCAAATTCCTGAAGGGGAAAGAGGCCAAGAAATTCCCGGCGAAGAAGCCGGGCGTTTCGGGCGACAACCCCAAGCAGCGCAAGGCGCTGGCTCCCAAAAAGGGGAAGTGACATGGCGAACTCCTCGAAGCCGAAAATCCTGACGAACAAGGGCAAGTCGCCGCTGCTGAAGATGGGCTCTTCGGCTTCGAGGAAGAAGTCGCCGCTGCTCCCCAGCGCGAAGAAGAACTACAGCAAGGCCAAGATGCCAGAGCAGGCTTTCGCCATCCCCGGGTTCGGCATGACGGGGCTCACCGGTGAAAGCTAAAATCACCCGGCGCGCGGGCAAAGGCGCGCAGCAAATTCTTCCGAGCAAGGGCGCGGTCCGCAAGCTGACGCGTGACCCCCGAACCTCGATTGTGTCGTATGCGAAGGCCGGTCCGGATGTCGTACAGAACGGCCCCAGCATCGTAGGGCGGAAGACGTGAGCACCACACCTCCGAAGCCCAAGGACAAACTCGCGCTCGCTGCCGCCCGCTTGTCGAAGGCCGCACCGAATGCGTGGGTCGAGTTTATGTCCGATTTTGGAGAGTACGTACGCGACCGCGAGCTCGCCTGTGTACAAGCTCCGTCGGACCGAGTATTGAACGCGCAGGGAAGGGCTCAGCAACTGCAAGAGCTGTGCTCCCTGCTTTTAGACGCAGCCAAACAGAAATAGGAGCCTAGACGATGGGTACCAACAACCCGTATCTCCCGGACAACGTCCGTTGCGACGAAGAGGCCATCCAGTACCTCGCGATGATGGTTTCAGCGCTGAAGACCAATACCTACATCACCAAGACCGGCGCCGGCCCGTTCACGCTGACCGCCGCCGAGACCGTCGGCACGGTCGTTGAGCTCTCGGGTTCGACCACCGCCGTCGTGCTCAATACGCCGACCGCCGCTGCGATCATCACGCAGATGCAGGCGCTCGACGCGAACGCGGGCGTCGGCTCGACCGCCCTGCTCACCGTCGTCAACGACAACACCTCGTCCGGTGCGGTCACCCTGACGGCAGGCTCGAACGTGACCATCGTCGGCACCGCTGTGATCGCGATCGGTACTTCCCGCAAGTACCAGATCAAAATCCTCACCGCGACCACGGTCTCGATCACCAACATCGGCTAACGAGAGCCTCCCTAGACTTCCCCCGGGCTACGGCCCGGGGCTTTCTTCCGGCGGCCTAGCACCCGCCCCAACCGTCCGCACCCGAACCCTCGGTGCCGACAAGGAGACGAAAAATGGCAGGCGTTGTGAACCGTGTTGCAGACCTCAAGGGCAACCCGAGACCAATCGACCCGAACGTGAAGGTGCCCGCTGCCGTGCAGCGCGCCGCCGACGCAGCTGACGCAGCACAGCGAGCTGCATATCCCGACCAGAGCCCGCCTGCATCCACGCCGGCACCGGCAGGAGACACCATTGTCATCGCGGACCCCCCTGCTCCCCAGCCCACTCCCCCGGCGCCTGTTACCCCGACAGGTAACGAGCCCCCT